CTGGCGTTGCGAGATCCGCCTGAGTACCCGCTTGGCGTAGCGCCGCCTGCGTGAGTTGCTGCTTCGCTTGCAGCGATGGCCCCGCGCGACCTTCTAACTTCATAAGTTGCGGCGCGCCTAGTTGCTGGCCAGCGGAGATGTCCTCAACGCCCATGCTGCGCAAGAGATCCACAGACTGCGGACGCTGCGTGCCGGCCATATAACCGCGCACCTCTGTTGGGTCACCAATTGCAGAACGGCGCAGCGCCGGTGTCACGGCCGCTTGCGCGAATGGCGTGCCTAACGCCGCCATCATACGCGCTGGGCCTTCGAGTTTCGTTCCCGCTGTAATCTGCCCCGCAGTTTCGCTTGCGATCGCCGGCAGCACGGCAGAGCCCACTGAGCGCGCAAGACCGCCAATCGGCAGCGCAGCCGCTCCGCCCATAAACTCGCCGATCGTGCCTGCGTACTGCGCTGGCAGCGTGCGGCCGCGGTACTCTGTGGCGCCGCCCGTAAGCTCTGCCGCAGTTTCACGCATTGGGAGTGCGAGAGGTTTCTCTTCTACTGCTTGTGCAGTGGGTAGCTTTTCGCCAAATAACGCAGTCGCAATATTCATAGGTAGGCCAGCAGACATGAATGGTGCAAGGCGCTGCAAGAAGTCCGCCGTCCCTGTTACGCCACGCGATACACCAGCAGCTCCTGCCCCCGCGACATCTTCTATCATTGTTGGCGCTTCGGCTGCGGCTGCTGCTGCGGCTTGGGCCTCTATCATATTTGCCTGCCGCAACAGCTTTTTAGCGCCAGCAGTGTCGCCCTGCTCTGAGAGCGTTAGAGCTGCGTCTCTAAGTTCCTCAACGGTATACTCTTCCATTAGTCGCTGGCTCCTTGTCTTGCTTATCGAGCGGCCTCTAGTGCAGCTCTCTCAGCTTCAGAATAATCTCCATCTGGCTTGTACATTGGATTCTGCTCTATAGCTTCTTGGAACAAAGCCTGAGCCTCTAGGAGGGCAACACGTAAGTCTTCTGGACTACCTTTCAAAGCAGCGTTGACACGAGACTGAGCGCCTTCTGCCTTTCCAGCCTCAAAGTTACTGATTGGCCCACCGCCTTTTAGCTGCTGATACGCATCCAAGAAGTTAATGCCGCCGATAAGCTCGATGTAAGATGTTAGGTTCGCGTACTGCGGCGCAGCCCCAAACTCATTAAGCCACTCATTTACAGTTCCCTTAAAGCCAGTAATAACGTCTAAGTTTGGCGCGTTTAAGAGTGCGTCTACAGCTCCAACGCCGCGCATAGATGTCTTTAACGCTGCCGTCTGCTCAACGACACGTTCACGCATTGGATTTAGACGTGCAATTTCTGCCGTTACATATGGCGCCATTTCTGGGCTACTCGCCAAGATGCTTGTCAACTTTGCGATGTGAGCGTCAATCTGCTCTGGAGTTGCATTCGGCGGCAATGAGCCAGCGCCTAATGCTCCAAGAACTTGCTGACGCGCTTGTATTTGTGAAACCGCCGCCTGACGCTTGCGCTCCATGTCTGCGCGAGCGCGGAAGTCGCTTAGTAAGCTACTAACTGCGCCGCCTTCCTTACCTTGCAATGCCATGCCTGCATCTTTTAAAGCTGCAAACCCTAGCATAGTGCGCTGAGAACGCGATAGGTTCTCAAACGGGTCTTGTGAGATCGGAGTTGATAGGAGCCCCAACATATCCGCGGACGGCATTGCAGTTGGCGTTGTGGCTGTAGAAGGAATTTGTGAAAACGCGGGTTGGAATTGCGACGTATCAGACTGGTCAACTGTAACCGCAGGCGCATCGGATGCACCCATTGCTGCAAGTGCTTCGTTCGTCTGGCCAACATCCAAGCCTAAGTCACGCAATGCGGAGTAGCCGCTCATATATCTATCTGTCATTGGCACAGCTTCTGCACGTTGAGCCTCAATACTTGGCATCGGCGCGGAAATCTGACCAGAGCGCTCCTCCTGCGGCGCAAATGGCGCGGTGTACTTACCCATTCTGGCCAAATCGGCCGGCGTGGCTATGTCGCCCGCTATTGCGTCGGTGAGGCCGAAGCGATCAATGTCTTCTTGTGTTAGTAGATACTGTTCCATGTCTCACCTCTTATGACGTTGGTAGCACGTTGAAGCCTTTTGGGCCAAGCCCCATGCCCAAGCTGCCCACTGCGCCTAGCGCCGGCCCGAGGCCGCCGTATGACTGCGTGGTCGTGCCGTATCCGCTCGGGATGCCTGACGCCGCCGTCGCGAGTGCGTTTAGACCTGTCAGCGGGAAGTCTTGCTGACGCGCGAACTCTGCGTACTGCGCATCGAGGGCCGCCTGATCTAAGCTGCGCGCTGCTTCGCCCGCCTGCATCTGAGCTCCGAGGCCGGCGAGCTGCGCCTGCTGCTGCGCTCCGGCCAAGCCCGTCAAGCCGGCAGCGCCTGCCTGCTGAATGCCCGCCGCTTGGAACTGGCCACCGAATGTCGCCTGACGCGCTGCCTGCTCACGAGCCGCTTGCGCCTGCGCTGCCTGCTGAGCGAGCTGTGCGTTAAATTGAGCCATTGCGTTCTGCGCCTGCATATTAGCCTGACGAGCTTGCTGCTCGAACTGAGCCTGCTGCTGAGCGAACATATTGGCCGCCTGCTGGTTGCCGGCGCGGGCCGCTTGCTCTCGCGCAGCCGCCGCCTCACGGGCCTGCTGTCCGAGCGTCTCTGCCTGCATGCTTTGCTGCGACGCCAGCGTGCGTGCCGCTTGAGTTTGGCCAATATCGAATTGAGCTGCGCCCTGCGCCTGCTGGAACGCCTGCTGCAACTGCTTTGTAACGAGGTCTGCGGCCTGCTGCCCATACGCCTTGCGCGTCTCAGCTTCTGCGATGCCCTGACGTGACCCGCCGAACGCCTTCGCGGCCTGCGCCTGCGCTGCGAGCTTATCGAGCGCCTGCTCCTGCGCGCCGCCTAATGTGCGCAAGCTGCTCTCAATCACACCCTGCGTATATGGCGACATGTAAGACTGCATGTCCGCAGTGCGTAGCTGGTCAACCGCGATTTGCTCTGGAGCCTGCGCCGCCTGCACTGCGCCAACGCCAGATATGCGCTCCGCTGGGCCAAGCTGCGCCGCCGCCATCTGAGCGGCGTCGCCTGCGTTTACAGCGCCCGCTGTGGCCGCTTGCATTGGCGTCATCTGGTAATCCGCTAGGCGCCCATATGCAGTGCCGGCCTGCTCAAACTGGGGCGTGCCCATACTCAAGGCGCCGTATCCGCCGAGCGCTTGCTGCTGTAGGCCAGTCATCCCAGCGACGCGGTCGCCTTCGTATGGCGTGAACTCGCGCTCAGCAATGTCCGTTGCGTATGGGATAACCGTCTCTTTCAGGAATGTTTCCTGAAACTCTGGCATACTCTTTTCTGTGGTTGTCTTCGAGCCCATCAGCTTAACTCCATCACATAGTGTCTGTAGACTTCGCGAAACGGTGACGCGTCCACATATTTATCAAACCCTAATCTGCCGTCCGCTTCAACGGCTCCTAGATTCGCTCGGCGCGCTAAATCTGCAAAAGTATCGATCGCTTCGTTCATCCACTTCTTCATCTGCGTTCCGCCCATAAACTCAATCTTTAGGGTGTTCCTTTGAGGGTGCTTTACGACGCATGTTGTAATGGCCGCCTTCAGCGTGTCCTCGACGTGAACGAGCCACATGACTGCGCCCCCGCCTCGTATGTCGTCCTCAACGTCCTGCAATGTGACGTCGTTGGATTGCCTTGCTACCGCCGGAGCTATGAACTCCATGCCTATGCCAAGAAGCGTGTCAAAGTCATCCTCTAGCACTGGCACTATTGTTACGCGTGGCTTTGAGTGTAAATGTACAACATTATCATTCATATTAACACCCCTACGCATGTATCCTTGTGATAGCAAGCGTTGACGCAGGCGATGCAGGCGCGAATGATGTTGCAGCCGTAGCATTCAAGCTGCCATTCGTGCTATCTACCGCCCACTTCACCTCCAAGTAATCATCGTCATCTACGTCAAAGATTGCGGCGCGAGATACAACTAAGTTTGCGCCGTTTTGGTGCAGTGTATTTACCATCGTTGAGCCAGCTACATTCGTGCCGTTAATTGCAGGCCAGAAGTAGAACGTAACATCGCTGCCAGACGACGATCTAATCTCAGCGGTAAACGTGATTAAATACTCGCCACCTTCCTCAAACACAATGCGCTCGTTGTTGGTGGCATCACGATCAATCTTAAAGTTGCCACTGGGCGCATCGTAGGTAATAGAGTATGCCGTATCCGCTGCCGCCGCTGTAACATCTGTGCTGCGAATAAATGTTGCGTGACCGCCTTCCAGAACAATTTGGCGAAACTCACCGTTTTTTGATACTACTGGGTATTCTTCCTCGCGATCCCACAGAATAACGCCATCTTCAGAGGCAGAGCTATACTGATCCTTGGCGTCCAACTGGTTAAGTGCCTTGCCTAGAAAGCGCCTAATGTTTTCTGCCCAAGCCCGTGCATCCTCTGTAAATGGTGGGACAATTCTCATCTACGCCCACCTTGCCGCGCGTCTAACCGCATAATTCCTACACGCCAATCTGCATCCTCTGCGCCCTCAACGCGCATACGCACCTGACGGCCTTGGAAGCGTACAGACGTAGGGTTGCTCATGGTGAACGGCCCATGCTCACGTTCTTCAGCGTTAGGGTAGTAGCGGGTTTTAAACTTAGCGCTTACGTCACCCTGCGTTTTTTCGTCAGGAATAAGCTCAACAACATTCATTATGTTATCACCCGCGCCAATGGCAATTGGGCCTGTTTCGGCAAATGGTACAGAGCTATCGTAGTTGTAACCAACTTCATGCTCGTACAGTGTCCCATCACTTGCAATAAACATAGGGTAACGGAATACGCCACGATCAACACCCGCAGTGCGATCCATCGCGCCTGTCATCCAGATGTTTTCTGCGTAATCATACGCAACGTAGCGGTCACATTCTAAGCTGTTTGCACTAGGGTAGAACCACCAGATTTCGTTCCATGCAGAGTTTACAACAGAGCTTACCTTGCTAATTTGGTCTTTGTTCATGTCAGAAAAAACATAATCTCCGACCTCGCATGGAACTTCCGTAACGCGACCACCTGAGTAAACGTAGAAGCTACGGCGACCCATCCAGAAAACACCCGCATCAACTGATGCAACTGCCTTTGCCCCCACCAATCCGCAAGACGTACCCACGCGCTCAAAGCCGTACACAAAGGGCGGGCCTTGGTATGTCATTGTATGCGCATCTTCAGTCGTAAGAATAAGCGACTGGCCTCGCGTCCTGATCCCCGCAAGAATAACGCCGTTTGTCTGTAGCTCAATATCACCAGCTTGGTTCGTTGCTGCTGGTGTCCAAGTTGTGTTGTCCTCTTGGTCACTCCATTGGACTTTGCGACTAACACCGCCTGCGCCAAAACACGCAACAAAGCGTTCTTCTGTAACCATGAAGCCCGAACAATCCGTTGGCGCGTTGCTTACTTGCACCGCATCATTGGAAGTGTTCAAGTCCCACTCGTACAACTTCCCATCGTCTGGCGACATGGCAAGAAGATATTCTCCCCAGTTATCTAGTGACCAAACTGTGGCTGGGATGATTTGCCCAGCGTCAGCACGAGGTAGCCCGTATTCTTCTTTTCCGTAAAAACTGCCGCCGAAACCGGTATTAATACCAGCGTCAATCAATCCTTGCGTAAATGCAGCGGGAGTAATGTCAGTTACATCACCGCCAGCGTTTATTGCATAGAGGAACTCATCTGTGCCAGCGGCAATGTGGCGATTGCTTGAGTTGTCCTCCCAAGCGATGATTGAACGCGCTAGTCCACCAATGTCAACTTCTTGACGCTGCCGCCAGCCACCTACTGGACGCAATACGTCATCGTGCCAGCGCACTAGGTTGATGTCACGCCAACGGCCCTGTGCCATATAGTCAGTACCGTTGCGATACTGACCCCTTGGAATTTGCAGTGGGATGAGTGGCATTGACCATTCCCCCTATATTAAGGCTTTGTGGGCCAGTCATCGTCACCCAAGTTGGGCCAGTTTGCATGTGTTGGCAGATCGCGTAGAGCCTGACGATACGTTGTCATATCCGCTGTTAAAGTCACGTCAGTCAAGGCGAAGTAGTCTGTCTCTGCTAGTTTAGCGTCACGAGTAGCACGATTGTTGGCAGCTACATCGTTGTCATACTCTGTGATCTCAGCAGAAGTCTTATCTGTAACAGACCAGCCAAGTGTCCACACATTGTTGACCAATGTAGGTTGAGCATTCTGCGATAGCGTCTGTGTGCGTTCAGTGTAGCTAGGCTCGTCTGCTACCGTGACAGAGTACACGCCCCAATCTTCTAGCATTGCATCAGGGATGCGCTTCGGAAAGGATGTTTCAGGATTGTCACGGCGTAGTGGCCCTACGGAGTATGGGTATGTATCTACACTGCCGTTTGTGATTTTAACGTACATGTTAGTTTCCTTTATATAGTCTCACTGGTGCATATGCCAGTGTATCTCAAGCTATCGCTTCTTTGAGCCTCAACGGAAATGTTAGACTTATTCGTGGCATCCACAATAACCAGTGAATTGTTGTTGCGAGATAGAGTAACAGCTATAAAGTTATTATCTAGCCACACACATTGTTTTGTGTTTTCTCGGTCAAAACCTAAGTAATCCGTCACTGTTAGATTTGTTCCATTCCAGCTTAAAACAAAGAAATAGTAATTTACATCAGAATACCTAACACCATCTACGGCTACAGCCAAATGTGTGCCATCTGGCGACCAGCTAACATCATTGACCTTTATACCACTTGCTCCGCCGACCAACGTAACAGATGCCAATTCATTAGCACTTGGCCCTGAGACTGCTTCCCAAATCTGCACCTCAGTGTTTGACCCACCCTCTTGACCCGTTGCAAGAACATTATTATCAATCGGGTGAAACTTTATAGGCCCACAATCATTAGAGCCAACAATGGCGCTGCTTGTTGATGTAGTGTCTCCACCTTCTGTAGACACAATACCCACATTGATGCGTGTTCCGCTATTCCAAGCTAACCAATCATTATCTATTGATACGTCAAAATAATCTACTGAGTTGAAGCTGCCTAAATTAGTTGTACCTGAATATGTGATGGCTGTCCCAGAGTTGGCAAATCTTCGTATATTACCCGAATCAGTCTTTGCGTAAAAATGTTCTCCGCTAGACGTGACCGCTAATCTTCCAAACTGATCAGAGCCTTGATTATTGTCCTCATAAGCGTAGTCATATGATGTTCCGAATGATCCATCGTCGTCAATATTCACAACATTAAAGCGCCAGTTATTATTAACTCGTGATGGATAGATAATCTGATTAAACTCTGGAACCCAACTTGGCGTGTAACCTCCAAGAATAGTTGACCCTGTCAGTGTATCAATATCAGTGAATGTTCCGCTAATAGCAGTCTCAGACTCTAAAGCTTTCAGAGGCGCACTTGCGCTATTTGTAGAAGTGTAAAAATAGGTATTAGAGCTATCTTTTGCTCCAGATGCGCTTATAAGTCTAGTCGCTGCTTTCATACCTTACCCCATCGCCTGTCCAGCCGTGAAGCCGTACCAAGTTGTGCCACCATCATGTGTCATAAATACAAACACATCTACTGCATTGTTGTCTGTGCTTAGTGTCGGTGCTGTAGCCGCCGCCCAGTCTACACTGCTAGGCCATGTGATAGTCCGTGCTGTTGAACCTTGAATAACCTTCAGGGTGAAGCTAGACACCTTACCTGAAGATGCAGGGTTGCTAAACGTATATGTTACGTTCTCTGTAAGGTCATGCACAAAGTTTGTACCGTCACGCATGTTCAGTGTAGCTGCACCAGACGATGACGTGATTGTTGTGCTTTCCTCTGTGATGCCATTGTCAAACGTAACAACACCATTTGCATCTGCTGTTACTGCTTTACTTGCTTCTGACGTACCTAGTGTTGTGATGTCTAAGTAGTTAAGCTCTGTGTTTGTGGCGGTCACGCCATCAAGAATGTTCAGTTCGCTTGTGGTAGCAGTTACGCCATCCAAGATGTTCAACTCTGTGCTATCTGCTGTGACACCATCAAGAATGTTTAGCTCTGCCGCAGTTGCAGTGATCGCAGTGCCGCCTAGCGTAAACGTAGAACTTACCGTCATTGTGGTAAACGCGCCTGTTGATGCAGAGTTTGCACCAATCGGTGTCCCATCAATAGCGCCGGAGTTAATATCAATGCCTGTGACAGGCGTTGTTCCGTCTAGCAGATCATCTACGCTATCCCAGTTGCCGTTTAGATAGCCGCCCCAAGCGTCCTCATCACCGCCAACGGTAGGCTTCTGAAAGCTGTATGTCGTTGTGTTAGTTGCCATTTATGCGGCCCTCTCTAAGTAGTCAGCGTCTGACCATGTCGTTAATGGTTCAGATGCGTCCGTCCATGTAGTTGTCGGTTCATCTGCGTCCAACCACTTATACCGCGCCGAAGCGTCTAGCGTAAGCGAGATGTCATCGGACGCGGACATCAGTCTTACTCTGTTATACGATATATCTGGCGAAATTGAAATAGTTGGGCTTGCGCGCCCAACAACGTCAAAAACCGCGTGCGCAGAACTTGTGAATGTAAGCGCTGGGCTCGCAGACACTTGACGTATTATCGTGGAGCTTGAAGTGGCAGAAACGGATATATTCGCCGTCGCTGTACCCTCTTCAATACTATAGTTTTTACCGTAGACATTATCACCGTACAGACCAAGACCAAATCCCGCCCTGAAACCTTCGCTCTCAACGTATGAAACAGCCGCAGATGTTACTACCGTCAGAACCGATGCAGTAGCGCTTACATCTTTGATAATATCGCTAGATGGTGTGTTTGTGCTGAATGCTGCATTTGCTGTAGCAGACCCACCCTTGACAACATTAGCGCCTGCCGTAACAGAAACGCCCAACGAAACACTTGCAGAGAACTGCGTGGTCTGAGGCTCGCCGTAAAGGCCAGCCCCAAATGTACCAGTGTTGTATGTTGAGCGTATCGCCATTACGCAGCCGTGATGTCTAGGTCACCAGTTGGGATGCGGAAAACATCACCGTCATTGATCGCTTTGGCTGTGTCTAGCGCAGCGTGTACGATCATGTTTCCGCCTGTAGATGCGTCCATCACACCGATGTGGCTAACTGTGCCCCAGTTGCCGCCTGACGCGGCGGGGAACTCTACAGCCGCAGAGTTAGAAGCTGTGTCGCCAGTTACTGTGAACGTAACGCTTGTGCGCGCGTATCCTGTTCCAGTAGCGATCTCGTTAGTAGTTGACCCTGTGTCAGTAGGATCGGCTGTGAATAACGCAATGTACCAAGCGGTAGGGCGCGTCAAACTTCCTGTTGTTAGCAAGTATTGCAGCGCATGCGTTTCAAAAGCATTTGTTAAAGACATGGATTTCTCCGTTAGATATATCTAGGTGAACCATACACCATTTTGTTACGAATAACTAGTGATGCGCATGCGAGGCGCTGTAACCGAGAACCTCGTGTCATCAGATGCCTTTTGCAGCGACCCTAGCGCGTTCTGATATAGCCCCGACCAGACCTGTATCCGATTGTCGTCTAGCAAGTATGGCGCCGCCTGCAAGAGCGAGCCGTATAAGTAGACGTCGGGATCCGACTGGAGTAGCCAGTTGTATGTCGTGCTATCGCTCAGCGCAGGGATCTCCTGATAGTATGTAAGCTGCATTCCATATTCTGCATCAGGCGTTGGGAACACCTCAATCGCCTCGCCGATGTGCGTGTAATACTTAGGGCGCCCAGCTTGGTCGCGGTTTTCCTCGCGATACTCGAGCATGTCGTCAACGCTGATCGCCTGAAGGCGGAACGTGTTGCCGGATGTGATCGCGAAGCGCATTGTCTCGAGCCAGTCGGCTGGCAACTGCACATAACGGCTGTCGAGTGTGGCGTCGACGCGCTCGATCATCTTGTAGTGGCGCAGCTTACGATTGAGATCCGCCTCAACGAGTGAAACGAAATCAGGAATAACCGCGGTTAAGTCGTCGCGGTTTAGCCAGTTAGCGATGGCCGTTTTAAGCTCGGAATAAGTTGTAATGCTCACAGCGTGCCCGCCCTTGTCCTAAATACTCTGTTGTCACGATCGTTTAACCACTGCTTAAACTTCTTAGGGTCGTCCGCAATGCCTCTACGCTTTAGATCATAATACACGTTTAATGGTATTGACGCCACCTTGTTGACGTCTCGGTATCGATCAGGCGTTTCGTTGAACTCTCGCTTGTTCGCCTCTGCGATCGCGGAGACGTCCTGCTGCGTCTCAATCACGTACTCCCCCTTGTCCGTGACGTGCCAGTATTGCGTAATGCCGGTGACCGGATCTTTACCAAATAGTCGTCTTTGCCCCATAGTAGTCTCCCAAAAGTGAGGGGGCGACCGAAGCCGCCCCGCCTAACTTATGAAGTGCGCAAGTCGAAGACGCCTGCGTGCGCTGCTTCGTTAGACACTTTCAAGCCGAACTCCGCGATGACCATACGCTTCTCAGCGTCACCAGTCTTCGCCAACTCAACTTGTTGGATCGGACGCAAGTAACATACAGATGCGTACTCTGGGTCTAGCAAGAACGCGTCACGCTCACGCTGGAAGCGGTTTGCAACAACATTCAATGTGCCGAAGTCTGACAAGTAAACGTCAGCCGCGCCGATGATTGTTGTTGGCGCCGCTGTTGGCGCTTGGTAACGCTGTGCCGCAATACCCGCAAAAGTAGACACAACAGTCTTGTTGTGTGGGCCTACCATCAAGATGCTTGGCTGGCCGCCGGCAGTAAATGCGCTCTGCATTGCGTCTTTCAGCATTGCCTCTGTGAACGCAACACGTCCGTCGTGCGTAGCGTCCGCAGTGTCAGCCGCATCAGTACGCGCGTCTGTGCCGTTACCAGCTGGTGACGCACCGTCAGTTGTGCCGCCAGTCGCGAAAACGTCGTTTGTCGCGATCCATGCGCCTAGACCCGCTGTCTCGCGAGCTGTTGAAGAGTTGCCAGCCTCTTGTGCGTTATTATCGGTGAGAGTTGCCTCAATATCGCGGCGAAGCTCTTTACCACGCTTAGCGAGCTGATACGCAAGTTCGTCGTTGCGGCCCGCAAGATCCTGCGCTGCCATGTTGTCTGCGACAATCAATGTGCGGCGTAGAATGTGCGTGTAGTTGCCAACGCGTGTTGTCGCTGTTGTTGCGTCATACGCGTTAGCGGCAACATCGTCTCCGTCAATGCGAGGTGTTGTTGAAGTTGCGGCCAAGCTGTCTGTCTGCCACTCGAAGTAAGTGTTAGTCACATTTTCTGAGCCGATGTTAGATTGAAGAGGAACCTCTTCAGGCGAGATATTGGCGATGATGTCTGCCAAGCTCTCGCGGATACCTTTCGCGCTATGCGATGTAAAGGTGTTTGCTACGATTGCCATAGTGGCCTCCTAGAGTAACGATTTAATTGCAGCCGCGGCGTCTTGCACACGACCAGATTGTTGAACGCGCTTCAGCGCCTGTTGTTGCTCACTCTTGGGTTTAGGCTGCGAACCACGAGATCCAGCTTTCAGTGTCTTTCTCGGCTTCTGCGTCTTCGGCTTTTGCTTAGCCTCCGTTGCGCGTGTCTGGCCTTGATCGTACAACATTGCTTTCCTCGCAAGTTTCACAAGCGTCGCATTCGTTAGACCGTTCACATCTTGCTCGGTGAAACCCTCGTTTAGGAGGAATGAGCGGATGCTTTTGGCCTCTTTGGACGCGACAGAGGTGTCACGCCATTCTGGAATGATCTCAGGCAGAATTTGGCGCTGCTGTTCAAAGTATTGAGCCTGCATCTGTTCCAGACGCTGCTGCTCTAACCCCATCATGCGCTGACGCTCAGCTTCGACTGCTTGCATTTGAGCTGCACGCTCTTCCTGCTGCTTTCGCCACTGGCGCTCTGCCTTCGCTGCCATCGTAGGGTCTGTATCGTACAGAGTGTCCCAGTCTGGCTCCTGTTCAACCGGTTGCTGCAAACGCTCCTGCAAGGCAGGCAACATTTGAGCATATTGAGCACGTTCACGCTCAATCTCTTGATACTGCGCAGCCATCTCACGACGTGCCTCTGCCAGCTCTTGAGTTTTGCGTGTGTAATCCCGATGACGTAGATTTCCGCGTTTTAGCTCCTCGACGGTAATCTCTTCTCCATCTACCTCGACCGTGGCCGACAGTATGTCGAAGGATGCGTCGTCTTGCTCTTCGGCTTCGTCTTCGTACTCAGAACCGCCATCGTCCTCTGTTTCGTACTCTTGATCGTACTCTTCAGAGTTCTCTGGCATTTCGGCTTCTGCCTCTACAGCTTCGGCCTCAAGCGCCTCAGTGTCCGTCACGTTATCCTCTTGGGGCGCGATCATGTCTCTGATGGCATTTTGTGCGGTGTTCAGATCAGTCCCTAATGGGTTATTGGCTTCTGACATTGCTATTGCTCCATATTATGCGCTATTTTTGCTTTTTTTCAATAGTCGCATTATCTTCCATCGCGCGCAGCTTCTGGCGTACAGCCTGAACGCCGCGCAGTTTCATATAGACGCCCTCTCGGACGTCTCTATCGCCGGTGCTCGTCGACTTGAACTCCTCCCAGCAATCCTGCTCGATTTCATCCATGAAACGAATAAAATCAGTATCCCGCATGAGACGGGCAGCCTCGTGCCCGTCGTCTATGATTTTTTGCTTACTCTTCACGCGCTGCATCCTTAATCAGATCGGCTTGCGCCTTCATCACTTCGCGATTGATCGCCATATCAGAGCGTATTTTTTCGACGTTAAGCTGCGTGCCGTACTTCGCCTGCAACTCCTCCGCCTTGACATACAACTCCGCCTCTAGCTCGTCGCGCTTACGGTCGTCCTCCATGAACATCTTCTCGCGTCCGAGTTGCAGCTCGGCAGCCTTCTTCTGGATGTCCGCTTGGATTTGCTGAATTTGAACCTGAATAAGCTGATCGTTGATGTCTGGCTTGTCCTGCTGGGGCGGAGGCTGGAACTGCGCCGGATCTGACCAGAACTGAGATGTGTCCTTGAAGCCCGCAAGCTCTGTCATCGCCTTCAGCGTATTGGATAGCTTCTGCATGTCGGTCAGCGGGTTCATTGGGCCCATGGTCGCCATGGCCTCCTTCTGCATCTCCGCGATCTGGCGCAGCATCATCATGCGCTCAGTGTCCGTGCCGCGGCCAAGTGCGACGCTGATCGACACGTCCATGTTGGCGTTCCACGCGCGCGGGTCGATCGGAATGAACTCGTTCGACAGGCGCACCATGCGCGGCTGATCCTGATGCGTCGTGATTAAGTGCAACACGATCTTGTAAAGCTGCTTCATGCCTGTCTCGGCAAAGATGCGAGCAATCATCTCAATATGCTGCTGAGCGCTCGACACAGTCGCCTGAACGGCCGCTGCGGTGGATGACTGCAACGCTCCGGCATCGAGGCCCATAGACGCCTTTGAGATGCCTGTGCGGGCCTCTTTGATCTCGTCCATGTATTGCAGAACTGGGAATGCCTGTTGGCCAACGAATGGCATAGACAATGGCTGCACCTGACCGGCGGAGCGCTGGCGGATAATAGCGCCGACCTCTGTCGACATGACGTCATCGATGTTGACCATGCCCTCGGTCACTGCGATGCGTGGGTGGATTGACATCGCCAAGCTGTCAAGCGTGTTACGCATGATCGACGACTTGATGCGCTGAATGTCCATCACGGTATCTGCGATTGACATGCCGAAGAAGTCGTGAGCCTCGGGGTCGGGGCAGAACACGGCGAACGGCAGCATCGCGCAAGGCTCGTTCATGAGTATCTTTTTACCGTCGCCGGCGGTGCAAATTTTACGCAGCTCGGCAATGCCGTCGCCGTCGTAATCTACTTTGATGTAGTTTTCGACGTAGAGCACCTTCTTCATCGCCGGATCGTTGCGCTCGTTCATCTCGTTCGTGAGCGCCTTGTTGCGCGTGTAGCGCTCGACGTTTGTCTCCATGTCGTCATACGCGGCGCCGAGGTTCGACACTTCGTCGTAGTCGTATCCCATCGCCACGAGTTCTGAGACAGTCACAATGCGGCGGTGCGCGACGTAGTCACTGTCCTCTAAGGACTTGGCTTCACGGGAAATCAGGAACTCCTCCGGAGGCACTGCCTCTAGCTTCACGCGTCCGTCTGGGTATGTGTATGTCGCGCGCACGGCGTGCACCATGGGCGGAGGTACAATCGTACCGCTCATCGGGTCAATCTGTGGCTCCCCGATCGGCTCGGATGCGACGATTTCAACGTCGACGTCTGGATCCGCCATGATTGCGTTTAGGCCGTTGTCATCGAGGCCACTAAGCTCGTGCGTCTCGAAGCGCGTCTGATCATCCCAGTAGCACTTCAGTATACCCGCCTTGCGGATCAGCGCGTCCTTGAAGGCCGCGTGGATGTGCAGGAAGCCGTTATTCTCGCGATTGATGATGTAGTTCGCGTACTCCGTCGCCTGCTTGGCAGCCGCGACATCCTCCGGCCCTTGGGGCGCGTACTCGACTGTGCGGTCGGTGCCGTGGAAAATGCGCATCAGTGACGGCATGATCGCCTGCACAGTGTCGCGCACGTCCATGCTGACAACTTGGCTGCGGCCCTCTTCCTCATTGCCAAACGGCTCGCCGCGGTAATACTCAGTGGCCGTGGCGCGTATCGGCGAGATCCAGTTGTCGATAAAGTCGATTGCGTCGTCGATCTCTTTGCCGACGATGCCTTGCAGCTCGTCATCGGACATAATGTCAGGGTTTAGCTCGGCTTCTAGCGCAGCGGCTAACTCGTTAATCTCATAATCCATCAGTCTAATAATCCTCTCTGAGATTGTGCGCCCTGCTCTTGTGCTAACGCGCCTTGAACATCAGCAGTCGATATTCCGAGCATAGCGGCAGCGCCTGCAATGCCATACTTGCGAACTATGTCTATCATCTTATCGTCAAAAACGACATAGTTACTGGTCTTTCGATTTATTGCTTCGTTTATCCAATTTTCAGCCTCTTCCTTAGACTTATATGGCTTACTTTTTGTGAGAACTCTCTGAGGACTATTCGGGCCAAAAACACTAGGAACAGAGCCCTCAACTCTACCCACAAAGCCACCTTCTGTCTCCACGACACCTAAAGACTTTCCATCCGCGGTATTTCTTGATCCTTGATCGAAATACTTTATACCCTTAATCCCTGCTCCTTTAAACCAATCAGAGGCAGCCTTTTTGCTTTCTGTATCGAGGCCCAACCCCTCAAGCTGCTGTAACCACGCTCCGCCAGTCGCCGTTTCAAAGTCAAGCCCAAGCTGAGCAGCTATAATTTCAGGGTCGCCGTATTTGTCATCTATTTTTGCTAATATTTTAGATTGTTGAGACACTGGCTTGTCGTAATCTAGCAAATCACTTTTTTCGAATGGCAGATTTACTTCATACATTGAGCCGGCTGGCGCCTCCCCTAAAAGTGGCTTAACTCTTGTTTCCAAAAGTCTTTCCGCACCCCTACTTACAGATTGCGCTGCGCTTTCTGCATCTTGGATTGAGCCAACGCCCTCCATTGTGCCGATTAGGGCGTCCATTGTATCAGCATCGCTCTCAGACAACCCCTTGTACAAGTCTGGCCATCTTTCTCTGATTTCATCTGTCCATACAGTGTCTAACGGCTTACCTTGCAGCCTTAGACCCTCAGTCAGAGCATCTCTATAATCTCTCGCGACTTTTTCATTTTCAGCAAAATATAAGCCATAGCCATACGCTTGAGCACCTTCGCCACTGCCAATCTTAGATATGTCAAATTTATCAAAACTATGAGGTGAACCGTGATATGCAGTTATACCACTTTTTGAGCTCAAGTTTGGGACAACTGGGTTACTGTAAACTGTAGGCATCGGGCCGCGTTGATTTGCTCTCTCTAGCGCTTTTTGCCCTGCATAATTTGCGCCCTGACTAAATCCAAGTAAACTGTCTTGTATTGCTTCTGCCGCAGTTAATCCTGCCTTATTTGCAACGATCATTGGCGCCGCAACCCCAGCAGTTCCAGTCAGACCTTTACCAACGCCAGCAACTCTCTGTGAAACACTTGCGCTTGGTGAAAGAGCTTCTTTAAATCCTGCTCCACCTTCTGCCAATGATGCGCTGGGTGTAATTCCAGCAAGAGCTGCCAACGGATCACGAGTGTCTGGCGGAATGTAGTAATTCAACAAATCACGCAATCTCTGCGTCCTTTTAACACCGCGATCTCTTGAAAAAAAGTCAAGTAGATTTACCATTACTCGCCTCTCCGACTTTCCATAAAGTAGCGCAGTATGCCATCCATCATTCCGACGTTAGATGCGTCGCCGAGCGGATTTAACGCCCCATACGCCATTTTGCCACCAATTGCCACCTTGCCGAGCAAGCCGTCGGCCTCGCGGTAGTCCTCGAGCAAGTTGCTAAACTTGTCCTGCCCGCCCTCGTAGCTGCTCTCGTATTCGTCGCCAAAACTGGCGCCCACACGCGGCCCGTGCCCGCGCATCATCTCGGCCATGTAGTTGCGCTCCGGCGTACCCTCTTCAGTCTGCTCTAACGCACGCAGCGCGCGCAAGATTGTTTCGTCGCTGTACATCGGGCCTTCGACGTCATCCTCACGCGGACGGAAGGCGTTGTACTCGTCGTTCGTTAGGTCGACATATAGCTTGCGCAGGAATGTATCCATCACCACTTCACCTTGTTTGCCCAGTAGGCCGCGGACATCTTGCCCTTGGCGATGTTTTTCGCGTGGCGCGCCTTAAACGACTTGCTGCGCGCCGTAGACTTCTTGTCACCGCTGACACCCTGCTCACCAAAGCGGATCGTCTTAACTTTGTCGCCTTCTTTCGCCACCACGACGTGCGATTTCGTCGGGTGCTTGGGCGTGCGCTTCGGCTTGTTGTAGCCAGATACGCCGACACGAGATAACCGAGCATCTTTTTTTGCCTTCTCCGCCATCAGAACGGACGCCTCCGCAGCCTAAACTGCCCCGTCGGGTCGTACACGCTGGGCGTCGATAGCATC